AGTTGTTATCCTTGGCAACTTAAACATTCATCATCATCTAATTCTTGTGTAGCAAAGTCAGCTAAGGCCACTCTAGTAGGCTTAAAGCTTACTGTGTCAGCCTTAGAACCTGCGCTAGTCCTTAGGTAATACAAACCCTTAAGCTTCTTATTGAAAGCTCTTAGGTGTACTTCATTTACATAGGCCTTGTCTGTACCAGCAGGGAAGAATAGGTTAACACTCTGCCCTTGGCATATGTAAGGCTGTCTACCTGCTGCATGGTCAATAACCCATCGTTGGTCAAGCTCAAAGGCAGTCTTATAGATTTCCTTATCCCATTCATCCATCCACTCTAGGTGCTGTACGCTGCCCTCGTTGAGTACAATAGACTTCCATTGTTCTGCTACCCACTCAGGGTCTTTGTTATGCGCCTTAAGCACCTTATCTAAATACTTGTTCTGTACTAGGTGAGCACCTACTCTAGTCCTGTGCGTAAAGGCATTAGACTTAAGAGGCTCTATACTAGCGGAGCAACCAGCGATAATACTACTGTTAGCATTAGGTGCTATAGCCAGTAAGTGACTGTTACGCATTCCTGCTACGTCAGGGCAAGCCCCACGTTCCTCAGCTAGATATACAGAAGCAGATCGAGCTTGAGCTTTGATGTGCGTAAACATATCAGTATTGACTGTAGTAGCCATAGGAGACTCCCACGGGACGCCTAAGCGTTGTAAAGCGCTATGGAACCCCATAGCCCCTAGTCCTAGTGAACGCTCCTGTGTGGCACTGTAGACAGCCTTACGTAGCTCCTTAGGTGCATGGAAGCAAAAGAAACTAATTACATTGTCAAGCATAGTAATTAAGTCAGCTACCATAGTGGTGTCTTTCCACTCTTGATAATACTCTAAGTTAACACTTGACAAACAACAAACTGCTGTACGTTCATCTGACGTAGGTAAGTGAATCTCGTTACACAGGTTAGACCCATGTATCTCAAGCCCCTTCTCTTTCATAGATGGTGGCAAGTGTCGGTTAGCTTCATCAATAAAGTTTAAGTAAGGCTCACCCGTCCTAAAGCGTGTCTCAATTAAACGCTCCCATAGCTCACGTGCTGGTAGTAAGTCACGTACTGTCTTGTCATTAGGGTCTACTAAAGGCCAAGGGTCACCAGCCACTACAGCATCCATGAATCGGTCAGTAATGTTCACTGCATTGTGTAAGTTAAAAGCCTTACGATTCGGGTCACCTCCTGTAGGTACACGAATGTTAATAAACTCAATGATGTCTGGGTGACTAATGTCCATGTAGGCTGCATAAGAACCCTTACGAGTCTTACCCTGCCTGTAGGCTGTCATGTCACTGTCTACTGTTTTTAAGAAAGGAATCGGTGAAGGAGCCACATCACTAACGCTACGAATGTCGCTCCAATGGCCGCCCACTCCACCACCTTTAACACTAAGCCATCGTAGTTCTGTCGAGTGTCCGATAAGACCATCAAGGCTATCAGGCACGTAACTGAGGAAACAGCTAATAGGTAATCCATTTATCTTTTCCCCCTCCTTAGGGGCATTGCTTAATATAGGGGAACTGAACATAAACCAGCCCTTGCTGGCGTAGTCATAGATGCGTTGTGCTAGTTCGTAGTCATGCTTACTGAATGCCGTAGCAGCACGTGCATAGGCATCTTGAGGGTCTTCCCCCTCACGACAGTAGTAGTCCTTAAGGAGCGTATAGGCCTGTTCCGACAGTAACTTGTTACGCTTATAATCAATTACAATGCTCATTTATCCACTCCGTTGTTTCTCTTATCCCTTTAAATCCAACTAGGGTGGCTCCAGTTTCAGTATTGATAACTGTAGGTACACTACGTACTTTGTAGTGGATTGCGGCATCAATATCTTTTCCAATGTCAATCTCTTCGTAGTCAACCTCTTCATGGTTAAGCACTGTACTGACTGCTTTGCAAGGCTGACAACCCTCTGTGTAAAACTTAATGATCATTCTTAGTGCTCCCATGTAATGCTTCGTCATAAATCTTACAAGAACTAATAGCATTACGCTCTGCTTCCGTATAAGTCTTACTCGCTGAACCTAGATCATATAAAGCCTGAGCCTTATCTAAACTGTCTACACAATCCTGCCTTAGTAGTTCTAACGCTAACCCTCGCACTTGACCTTTCATTAGTATTCCTTCTGATATTCACCTGTACGAATCATTTCAGTTATTTCAACTGCCCTAGCACCTACCTGCTTGGCCCATCGACTGTCCATGAACTCGTCTGCTGCCTCGTCCCACTTGTGGTTATAGGAGGCCTGTAGAGCCTTTTCAAACTTACGTAGCCTAGGCATACCTAGGTTAAAGCAAATGTCCACCAAGGCGTCATAACGAGCAGGAGAGTGCATGATCAAGTCAATAGTCCAAGGGAATGCTATTGATAGTTCATCCTCTACACGCTCAATGTCATTAGCTAGTAAGTAGGCTATCTCCCGTTGACTTAAGCCTATGCCTCCATTAGGGTCTATGTTACGCCCTACGCCTATAGTAGTCTTATTGGCTGTGCATTTGTAAGCGTGTGTCTCTACACCCTCATGTGCTGTAATCATCTTAGCTAACTGTGACATTATTTATTCCCGTCTATTGGTTCATTGGTGTGCCTAGGTGCTAGAGCAGTCTCCTGTTCTGTAGCAACAGGGGTGTTCTCTTCAATCAGAAGGTCAAGGTAATGCCTTGCTTTCTTCAAGTCCTCAAGCCCATTCTTAGTACGCCACCTAACGACATACTTAACTACGTTACCTTCACAGAAGAATAACCTATTAGCTTGTATGAACTCTATAGGCTGAATCTTCATGTTCTGGTAGTGACTCCCACCTACTTGAGTCTCAAGTGCTTTAGGTTCTTCTTCGCTCATTATTGCCTCCATATCTCCAAAATCATCTATAAAATTATACTTAGGCCAATCTATAATTTTACTCACTGGCTTCATCCTCCTCAGTAAACATATCTAAGTTTTTCATTACCAAGTCTTCGTAACGATCAACTAAAGACTCGCTTGTAATGCCTAACAGCTCACACAAGAAGTCAACGTCATACTTATTTAATATCTGTTCTTTTACTTCTTCAAAGGTGCTAGACATTTTAAATGCTCCAGTAACTTATCAATAGATTTCATGGTGAAGTGTGCCAGACCTTCTTTGTCACACCACTCACCTAGGTTCATCTTAGAGCCTTTCCTAAGGCGCTTACGTGAATCAGAGAATACAAATATCAATGGTCTATCAATCTCGTCCCTGATAGCTTTGTACTTCTGTGTGTCACCTACTCTAAAGAATCCCTTGCACTCTATCATAGCCCCTGTACGCTCACATATGAAGTCTGGTACGTACTTCTTATGTATCGTGTAAGGTAGCCTGTAGGGTTCATACTGGAATCCCGTAGGGCCAACAGCGTCACTAAAGGCACTTTCAAGGCCTGATCTAAACTTAGTCATAAGTCTCCTTAGCTTCTTTTCTATGTATTTTTCTAAGGAGCTTGTCTTTTTGGTTCTGTATTTCACTACAGCACCCACAAGCAGCTTTCTGTGTCTTACGTCCTTTCATGTTTATGTTCCCGCAAGGGAACCAGTGACCTTTACTAGACATTTAAAGTATCCTCTATGGTTAAGCGCCTAAAGCCGCCCCAATCACGCCTCATGTACAATAGGTTCCAACACACCTCTAGCCTATCATGCCAATCCTCAGGGTGAGCCTCTTGCCACGCCTCTTGTACCTTAGCCAGCATACCAGCCGTAGGTACGTCAGCCAGAAGCTTCTCAGCTTTCTTAGGCCCGATACCTACGAGGCCTTGTATGTTGTCCGTAGAGTCTCCTGTGAGCATCTGTAGGCACATCTTGCGGTAGCCTTGGTCTTTACATATATAGTACAAAGTCTCTTTGGTGAAGTTGTAATGCCAACCTTCTACCATGTCAATGTCTTTGTCTATGTGTGCAATAACAAAGTGCTCCTTAGCATCTAAAGCTTCTTGCGCCCATATGGATACTACATCATCAGCCTCACAGTTATCAGACTTAAAATGCCCTAGGCTATAAGCATACTCGTTGAGTTCCTTGCGCCTCTCTGTTACCTCAGGATTAGGGTCTTCCTCTTGCTCTTTAAGCTTACGCTGGCCTTTGTAATCTTCTGCTATATCATAACGAAAGTTACCACTACCTTTTAAAGCAACCTTAGTCTCTGTACTGCAAGTCTTCCATTCAATGTCTTCTATGGCATAATCATAGTATTCTTTGGCTTTTCTTAAGTCTATATCAGTCTTAAGAGCTATGCGATAGATGATAGAATCAGCATCAATAAAGCATTTGTCAAAGGGCTTGCCTTTACTATTCTTTATGTTCATACGTTACCTCTTTTAATTTTAAAGTAAAGACATCTGCTTATTCTCTTCTTTCAGTCTTTTTGTTTCTTTAGCTCTACTTACTCTACTCAGTCTGGCGTGTTCAATACGATGGCAGTTAGCACACAAGAGTAAACACTTTTTAGCTTCTTTTAACACCTGCTCCATTGGTTTTAATACATATCCTCCCACGTTAAACTCTTTCTGTGAAGGGTCTATGTGGTGATAGTCATAAATCTCAATGTGCTTTAGGTCACGTAAGTCACAATGCTCACACTTACCACCTTTAAGTTCAAAAACCTCTAGTAGTTTGTTTCTTCTGTACTCGTAGTTATATTCCTGCACTTTACCTTTGCGTTTCATAAGTCTGTCCTAGTGAGTATCGGCCCAACTATTGCCTACTTTAAATTCCCCTGCTAAGGGACACCTGAGCTTGAAGTGAATACCAGCAGCCTCAATACAACTAGCTGCTAATGCACCAAACTTAGATGCTTGATCTTCACGTACCTCTACTTGAAACTCGTCATGGATATTGCCAACAAACTTATAATCTATACCCCATAGTATAGCATATCTGTCAAGAATAATCAAGGCTTGTTTCATAATTAAACTACCTGCTGACTGTAAACACGAATTAAGTGCTGCATGTTCTGACCTGATAAACACTTTACGTCCATCTAAGCCTGTTATGTAGCCCTTAGCTGCTGACTGTGCAACATTTTCCTTAAGCTTTGCAAGTGCTGGTGTAGCCTTGAGGAACTGAGCTTTTAGCTTCTTGCCTTGTGCCCTACCACCTCCTACAATAGAGCCTATCTTCTCGTCACCTGCGCCATATAAATAAGCGTACACAAAAACCTTGGCCTCGGAACGTGTCCTAAGCCCTGCCGCTAGTTGGTTAGCTGTGTGTATGTCTCCTGTGAGTATAGTGTTAGTATAGTCTGCATCATCCATGAAGTGGGCAAGCATTCTCAATTCTAAGCCAGAGGCGTCTATACCAACAAGCTTATAACCTTTAGGCACTATCCAACATGAGCGACACTCTGGCCCGTAAAGGCTACTAGAGCTAGGCACCTGCGCTAAATTAGGCTTGCTGTGGGTCATACGCCCTGTCACAGCACCATTAGTATTAACGTAACCATGTACCCGCCCTGTGTCCTCATTAGCAGCCTCAAGCCAACTACGTACCTGAGCTATGCGCTTACCTACTAACAGGTAGGAGGCAATCAACTCAGCCTCAGGTATGCCTTTGACATTCTTAAGTATGTCCTCAGACACGATAGGGTGGCCTGTCTCTGTAAAGGCCTTAGGCTTCCATCCAAAGTGCTTGAGGTAGCGCCCTATCTGTTGCCGTGAAGCAAGGTTAAAAACAGGCCAATCAATACGACTAAAAGGGCCACCTACTTCTTCCCATCTTTCACCGAGGAACTTGAGTCCAACGATACTGTAACTCCCATCTTTTTTAACTTTAGGTACAATGGCTTTGTAAAAGGTCGGCAAAGGTAAAAACACTTTCTGCACAATCTCTTCAAGTTCATATGACTTCTCCTGTAATTCCGCTACTAAATCCCTAGCCTTTGGCGAATCCAAAAGCCAGCCGTTTCTAATTTGCTTCTGTATGATGCGCTGTACGTCATGCTCTAACTCAAGGCTATCAGGCTTAAAGTCCTCTAGCTCTTTAAGTAAAGCTTTGTACACCTCATGGTTTACGTTTACATCTTGCTCACAGTAAAGGAGCATATCGTGCGTGTAGTGAGTCCAATCACTATAGTCACCCTTAGGGTATCCAAGCTTCTCGCCCCAGTGTCCCAGGC